GGGGGTGGCCGGCGGCCACGGCTTCGGCGTCCACGATCAGCGGGCTGGTGATCGGCGCCGTCCCGCCGATGCTGGCGGTCGCCTGCCCGCGAGCCAGAGCGTGGGTGGGGTAGGTGGTGTGGTCGGTGGGCTGGGCCCAGGTCACCACGGTGCGCGGCGAGATCAGGTAGTGCCCGGCCGACTGGTTGCCGAGAGTGGGGGCGGTGCGGAGCCGCCGGCGGCGGGTGCCGTCGGGGTCGGCCCACACGTCGATGGTCCACTCCAGGCCGGGGTCGGTGTCGGCGACGGTCTTGATCATTTCGGCCCACGTGAGCGCGTCAGCGCCAGCCCAGGAGCCGGTCCACGGGTCACCGGTGGGGGTGGTGTCCCATTCGACGCCGACGGGGCCGGTGGGGCCGTCCTGGAGGCGCGCCCACAGGTCCGCGACCACGAGCCCCGCAGGCACGCTGTCGTAGTCGATGTCGTCGTAGTTGCGGCGCTGGGCGGTGATGGAGTCCACGGTGGCGCCGACGAGTTCGCAGCGGGTGGCGCCGCGGCGGTCCCGCCGCGGGGTGGCGGTCCACACGATCCCGCCCCACCAGATCACCCCGTCGCGGATGGCGTAGAGGGCGGCGGGCTTCTGGGTGAGGAGCTGCGCGAGCCCCCCGAGGCGGGAGTCCACCACCGGGAACGACCCGGACAGGTCGCCTTGGGCGGAGATCCGGCGCGAGTAGGACACCTCCGAGAGGGGGAGCCAGCCGAGGTTCTGGTCGGTGACCAGGTCGGCGAGCAGGTACCGGTGGGCCGGCATCAGGACACTCGACGGATGCTGAACTCGGTCGGATACCTCGTGTTGCCCCAGAAGTTCCGGGTCGCCGAGGTGCCGTTGTACAGGTGGAAGGTGAAGGTGTCGTCGGCGACGAAGTCTCTCTCGGTGTACCCGTGCAGCATCTGCGGTTCGGAGGTGAGGACGCCGGGCTGCCGGTCGAGGACCTGCTCCACCGTGCCGTTGATGAAGATCGCGAACTTCAGGTACCCGTTCGAGGGAGTGTTGACCGCCGCCGAGGCCGCGATCCGGTAGGTGCCGGACACGGGGATGTGCACCCCGGCGGGGGAGGTCAGCATCCCGTCGGTGTCCTGGATCGCGGGGGTGTCCCACTGGATGACGTTGTCCCCGACCGGGAGGGGCTGGTTGGAGGTGTTCCGGGCGCGGCACACCGCCCCGACCCGGGACAGGGCCGTCCACACGCCACCCATCAGGGTCTCCAGGGTGCCGGTGTCGCCCCGGTACACCGTGAGGCCGTCGTAGGTGCGCAGGGAGTCCCGGTCGGCCTGGTTGGCGACCGGCACGATCCCGCCGGAGGCGACCAGCCGCGGCGGCCGCTTGTCGGTGGGCGCGGTGACGAGGCCGCCGGAGCCGGCGGTCACCCCCGCCGGGACGGGCACCTCGGCGAGCTTGATCGCGTTCAACGGGGTGGCGGGTACGCCGCCGCCGGAGGCGCCCTTGACCGGCTCCACGGCGAACGACACCGCCCCGCTGGAGTCGAACGGGTTGTCCTTGATCCTGGCGACGATGATGTCGGTCCGGGCGGCCAGGGACCCGTCGTCGAGGGTGATGGTCTTCGCCGCGTCGAGGACGCACAGGTAGCCGCCCTGAGTGGAGCCCGAGACGCCCTGGATGTAGGCCCGGAGTGGGTCCACAGCCACGCCCATGCCGCCGGCCAGGGTGACCGCGCCGCCGGCGAACAGGCCGCTTCTCGAGGTGAGGGTGCCGGTGGGGACGATCAGGCCGGACTCGGCCAGCCGGACCCGTTGGGCGGTGTCGACGCCGGAGGCCTGTCGGATCGCGTACTCGCCCACAGGTGCCGCTCCTCGGCTAGAAGGTGTCGGCCCACTCGATCCGGCAGCTTGTCCCCGCCCCGCCGTCCTCGGTGACCGAGAACGTCGCCTGGGAGTCCCCGGGTGGGATCCGGATCTCCTCGGGCGGGGTGGAGTCGAGACTGAGCCACGTGGACCGGTCGACCTCGTTCAACGTCACCGTGCCCTCGCCGGTGTCAACCACCAGCTGGTCGCCGTCGGCGAGGTGCTGGTCGATGCGGACGAACGCGTCCCCGACCCGCAGGGCGTGGCCGCGGCCGGGGCCGGTGAACGTCACCACCGCCGGCGCGGCCCGGTCCCCAGCATTGGTCAGGACGGTGTCGCCGGAGGTGCCGGGGTCGCCGTAGTCGATCGGGTACACCGTCGGATAGGCCACCCCGCCTGAGGGTGCGGCGACCACGAGCGTGACCCTGCGTGTGGTGGTGGCGAACTGCGCCGGCCGGCCGCACTTCCACTGGATCCCGAACTGCACCCGGCCGATGGTCCGCTGGGGCTCGTGGGGCAGGTCGCGGGCGATCACCCGCGCCGGCGCCCACCTGGTGCCGCCGGAGTCGGCGACGTACAGCCCGGCTGGGGTGTCGGAGTAGTCCATCCGCTGCCGCAGGAGCGCCACGAGCTGCTCGGTCCAGGCGGTGGTGTCCGCGAGCAGGAACCCTTCCAGGGAGGGGAGGCGGGCTTGGAGGAGGCCACGGCCGGTGAAGTCGCCGTCCTCGCTCGGGCGGGGGCTGTCGCCGAGGTCGAGGCCGGGCAGGGAGTCCCACCCGTTCAACCTGACCCACCGGTACGGGGTGCCGGCGCCGAGGAGGAGCCCGTTGAACTCGATCTGCCGCGGCAGGCTGATCAGGGACCCGGGCGGGTCGCCGGCTTCGGCGATGGTGGCACCGCATTCGAGGAGGATCGGCATCGCGTCAGTTCCTTACCTGGGACTTGAACCACAGCTGCTCGGCAACCTCGTCGACCGACATGTCGCTGGTGTTGAACTGTTCGATGTTGACCAGGGGGCCGGTCGCGGTCGGGCCGGCCTTCCCGCCGGCCGCCCACGCCCCGTACGCGGCGGCCTGCTTGTCGAGGTTGCCCTGCAACGCGTTCAGGGTCTTGATGTTCCCCGACGCCAGGATGCTCTTCGACAACGCAACCGACGCCGCGGTGGGGCCCTGCCCGGCGAGCTGCTGCAACAGCTCCCGGTTCAGGCCACCCTTCGCGAGCGCGGCGAGCGCCTGCGTGAACTGGGTGTTCATGGACTGCTGGCGGGCCATCTGCCGCACCAGCCCGGCCGCGGTGGTGACGCCGGTGGTGGCCTGCCCGCCGGCGAGGAGGTCCCCGAGTTCGCGGGCCTTGGCCATCAGGTCGTCGGAGAACACCTTCCCGGTCAGCTGGAGCAGCTCCCGCTTCGCGTCGGCCAGTTCGGCCGTTGCGACCTGCCGGTCGATCCCCCGCAGGGTGTAGCGGCCCTTCGCGTCCCTCTCCGCGAGCTGCGCCTGGAGGGAGTGGATCTGCTGCCGCTGGCGGAGTACGTCGGTGCGGGTGACCTGGGTGAGCCCGTTCAACGCGACGGTGAGTGCCCGCGCCGCGGCAACATCACCGGCGGTGATCGGAGCCGGGGTGCCGGTGATGCCGACGGGGCCGCCGGTGGCGTACCGGTCGGCGTTGATCCAGTCGAGCACGGCGCGGTGCTTCGCGGTCGAGCGGGCGTTGACCATGTACTCGCCGTTGGACGCCCAGATCGGGATGTCGTCGGAGGTGCCCGTCCCCGGACCGGTGAGGAACCCGCCTCGAGCATGCTGTTGCCCGGGGCGCTTTCCGCCGGAGCTGGTCTTGTGGCTGCCACCCTTTGAGGGGGCGAGCGGGACGCCGCCGGTGACCGGGTTCGCCATGACGTTGCGGATGAGGATGTCCTGGGTGATCGGCTTCGCGAAGTACGCCGCGATGTACGCCTTGAGGTTCCTCACCGAGGCCCGGGCGGCGGCGTCGTTCGCGTCGATCTTCACCAGCGCCTTGAGCCGGTTGATGTAGTGGATCAGCGTCTCGGCCTTCCCCCGCGCGGGAATGTCGTAGCCGTGCATCTTGACCAGCGCCTTGAGCTGGTTCATGTACTTCACGGCGTCCTCGGCCTTCATCTTGGCCGGGTTCGCGTTGAGGTCGAGGGTGAGCTTCTTCAACCCGGCCTGGTCGGCCAGCTTCTCCGCCGCGGCCGCGGTGAGGCCGATCGCGCGGGCCTGACGGATGAACGCCTCTCGGCCGGACTCGATGGCCTGCACCTGACGCTTCGACCCGAGCTCCATCGTGGAGGCCACTGCGAGCGCGGTGGAGGCGATGTTGTCCAACGCCGCGGCGTTGGCGCGGCCCTTCTCGGTGTCGATGTCCAGCTCGGTGTGGTGGTTCTTCACCGTGTGGCCGTTCTCCTTCAACGCCGCGGTGGCGGCGTCGATCGCGGCCTGGAAGTCACGCGCGGCGGCGCGGCCCTGGAGGAACTCGTTCCCGCCGGAGAGGAGGTCTTGGAGGTTCTTCATCTTCCCGCCGAGGGTCTCCGCGCCGGTCCCGGTGAGCACCAGCCCGTCACGCAGCAGCGACAGTTGGGTGCGGGCCCGCTCGGTGGAGAACTTTCGGTTGGCCTCGTCCATCGCCTTCTGTGCGGACTTGTCGGCGCGCTGCTGTTGGAACAGCCCGAACGCGCCCACCGCGCCGGTGGGGTTCTTGAGCACCAGGTCGGTGAGGCGGAACTTGTGGGCCTCCTTCATCTGCCGCTTGGTCTCGTCGACGCCGCGCGCCATCCCGGCCCAGTCGCCGCCTCGGATCGCGACGTTCAGCTGGTCGGTGGCCTTCCGCAGGTTGTCGGTCTGTGCTCGGGCGTCCATCAGCGCACCGATCCCGGCGCCCACCGCGGTGCCGACGGGGCCGGCCATGGATCCGGCCAGGGCCAGGGCGGCGGTGTTCGCGAGCCCGAACTTGTCCGCCATCCCGGACGCGGCGACACCGATCGCGGCCGCGCCGGCGGCGGTCTTGATCGCCCCGACCGTCGCTGAGCGGCGGAGCCGCGCCTGTTCGGCCTCGGCAGCGGCGGCGCGCTCGGTCGCGGTCCGGACCCCGTACTGGGCCATTTCGACCTAGGACAGCGAGTCTGCGAGTGCCGCCTGGGCGCGGGAGGACTGCGGGATCCCGCGAGCGGTCGCGCTGTTCACGGCCTGCAACTGGCCGACGTACTCCCGGGTGATCCGCTTCGCGTCTGCCTGCGCCACCGCGAGCTGCTCCTGCGCACGTGACGCGGCCCGGTACGCGCCGGGGAGGTCACGCAGGGACCGCACCTGGCTGGAATAGGTGCCGACGACCCCGGACAGCATCCCAGCCCGCCCACCGGCCGCCGCGCCGGCGCCGCCGGCGGGGCCGCGGCCGAACAGCATCGACAGGGCGGCGTTGCCCTGGAGCTTGTCGGCGGTCTTGGAGATCATCGACAGCGCCAGGTATCCGCCGATCAGGGGCGTACCGAGCGGGGAGTCCGCGATCACCCCCACCACTCGCGCGATCTCTTCCAGGCTCTTCAGCACCGGCCCGGTCAGCGGGGCGGCGGCCTCGCCGATCTCGAGGAACGTCTTCGCGACCTGGCTGCCGGCCTCCACGATCTGCCGCTCGGAGGTCTCGGCGTAGGCGAGGAACTCCCGGTAGCCCTGGGTATTCCGCACGCCACGCGACCAGGCGGCCAGGTCCGCAGAGGCGCCCCGGATGCCGGAGGAGAAGTCCCGCCCCAGCGGCATCGCGGCCACCCACAGGTTCGCGACCGCCTCCGCGGCGTTCCCGGCCGAGGTGGCTGTGTCGTCGAGCAGCCGCGGGGTAGAGCGCAGCATTTCGGTGAACATCGGGTCGAACCGGGCGGATGCGAGCGACCGGCCGGCGCGCTGGGAGAGGGACCCGACCTCGCGGGAGGTGAGCGCCATCAGTTCCCGGATCTGCGGCGCCCGTGCCCGGCGGGCGGTCTCCAGGCCGGAGATCATGCCGGGGAACATCTGCGCCTGGCCGATGTTGCGGAGCCGCTCGCCTTCCACGCCGAGCTGGTGGAGCTCGCGGACCATCGCCTTCCCCTCCGGGGGGAGCTTGGCGAGCAGCACCCGGGCGGCGTTGAGGTTCGCCACGGTGGGCTGGAGGTCGGCCTTCGCGACCGCGTCCATGGTCTTCTTCACGCCCTGGAACGACCCGGCGACGGCGGCGAACCCGATCGCGACCGCGCCACCCTGCACCGCGAGGCCGGCCATGGCGGGGACCGCGCCGGACAGCAGCCCGGGGCCGAGGGCGGCAGCAGACTGCACGAGCAGCCCGAGGCGGCCGGAGACGGAGTCGATCTGCTTCTCGGCCCGCTTGGTGGACTTCTCGATGTTGAACTCGCGGTCGAAGCCCTGCGAGGCACCCCGCCCGGCCTTCGCCCAGGAGCGGGTGGTGTCGTCGGCGGCGGCACGGTTGATGGCCTTCGCCTTCGCGGCGGCCCGCTCCAGGTCGGACACGTCGCCGCGGAAGAACGCGACGAGCTCGGCCGCGGTCAACGCCATCAGTCACACCTCTTCGATCAGTTGGCCCAGCTGTCCAGCAGCCGCCCGACACCCTCAGGCGACAGGCCGCCCGCCGGGGTGGCGGTGGTGCTGCTGGTGTTCCACATGGTCGCGGTGGGGGTGTCACGGGCGATGAGGCCGCCGAGGTGGTTCACGAACCACCGCCAGGTACGGCGGCGTACGACGAGCTGGTCGGTGAGGTCGAACTGGTAGACGGCGGAGAATCCGGCCTCAATCACGGTCCAGTGCTCGAGGACCCATCCGACGACGTCGACAGGCCCCCCTCCGCCGGCTCCGGACTCTGCTCCGGCTCCGGCTCCGTCTCCGGGGTGGGGTCTTTTGGGACCAGCGGGTCGTCGAGCCGCACCGTCCCGGTGTGGATCGCGTACAGCCGCGAGGTGATGGCCCGCATCATCGGCTGCGACATGCCCGCCTCCAGCCACGCGTCCACGACCGTATCGCCGACCAGGGACCGGGCGATGCCCTCGAACGACAGCTCATCGAGGTTCAGGTCTCCAGGCGGCTCGTACCCTTCCCGGATCTGCCCGGTCTCCGGGTCGACGGAGTCCAGCGCGGCGCGTTCGAGCCGCTGGAGCCGCAGCAGCACCGCCGCCGGCGGATACGCGGGCACCTGCCAGATCTGCCCGAGGGCACGGATCGGGATGGTGTCGGGGCCGGCCGCCTCGTCCCACCAGGCGTCGAAGTCCTGGACCGGGTTACCTGACATGGGCTGCTCCTGCTGGGTGCGTGGGTTGCGTGGGGTGGGCAGTTGGTGAAGCGGATACCCAGCCGCTCAACTGAGCTCCTACGCGTAGGTGAACGCGTTGGTCTTGGTGCCCGTCCCGGCCGGGGTGGTGACCGCGACGTCCACGACACCGGCCGCGTGCGCCGGGATGGTGCACACGATCGTGGACGCATCCACCACCACCACGCCCGTGGCGGCGACACCACCGAACGTGACACCGGTCGCGCCGGAGAACCGCAGGCCCTTGATCTCCACGTTCGCGCCACCGGCGGCGGCGCCCGTGTCCGGGGTCACGGAGTTGATGGTCGGCGCGGACGCGACCGGCGTGTTCACCGGCGGCCCGTCCACCGTCAGCTCGGCGGTGAAGTTCGCGTTCGCGGTCTTGTCGCCACCCGGCCACTGGATGTCCGTGGTGGCCCGGAAAGTCTTCTGGTCCCCACCCGGGGAGGTGTACCGGAACTGACCCTTCGCCGAGGGGCCCATGGCATCACCGAGCGCGATCAGGGCCTCCTGGCCCGGGTCCTGGTGCCCGTCGTCCGGGCTCTCCTTGTAGTTGATCGCCACCGACAGGGTGCGGCCCCGCTGGACCACGGTCCCGGACTCCCACCCGTCGGTGTCGAAGTCGGTGTCGTCGGTCTTCGTGGACGTCTGGCCGGGGTTGATGCCGGTGATGCCGTTGATCTTGGTCCACACCGGCAGGGCGATGGTGCCGGTGTTCAGTTCCAGGTTGAACTCGCGAGCCAGCACGGGCTCGGGTGCAGCGGCGGTCATGGGTGACTCCTTGGCTCGTGAAGTGGTGCGGTCTAGACGATGACGTGGGCGGTGTCAGCGGGGGTTTGGGCGATGAACCGGAGCGACCACACCGGTACGCCGGTGGCGTCCGCTCCGAGGGAGGTGGGGCCGGAGTCGTCGGCGAGCATCGACACCAGCCGCACCTCATCCGCGCTACCCGGTGCGAGGGTGGTGTGGCGCAGGCCGTGGAGCTGGGCGCGGATCTGGTTGGCCCGGGTCCAGCCGGGGCGGGTGATGCCGGTGCCGGTCTTCTGCCGCACCAGCACGGCGACCCCCTGCACGGTGAACGAGGACAGGTCGGAGACGGGTGCGGGTTTGAACGCGACCGCGACGGCGTCGACCGGGTTGGTGGGGAGGGTTTCGAGGAAGATGCTCGCGCCGGCCTGGTCGAACGGGCCGAACCCGAGGGCCTGGAGGTGTCGGGCAACGGCGGCGGTGAGCATGCCCACGATGCTCGCGACCTCGGTGACATTTCCCCGTGGTCGGTCAGCTGAGGGCGGTGCGGGCCTTCCTGGCGACGTGGTCGGTGTACTTCTCGGTGTTGCGGTACACCGTCTTCTCCAGCCAGTGGTCCTCACGGCCCGGGTCGTGCCGCAGGCCGACGGTCTCGTGCTGGTAGCAGGCGTACGGCGTCCCATACCCCACCTGCGCCACCAGCCCGGCCTCGTCGACGGACACGTCCCCGGTGCCGGACAGGGTGCCCTCCTCGAGCGGCACCGTGGTGGTGGCCTCCGCCAGGCAGTCTTCGGCGACCTCGGAGAGGCCTTCGAGGATCGCGGCCCTCACCTCGGCGATGTTGACGTCGAAGTCCCGCAGGATGCGGGTGTCCACGGTGACCTCCATGTCAGGTCCCTTCTTGTCCGGCGATGAGGAGCAGCCCGGCCGGGGCGCGGCCGGCGCCGGGGATCGGGGACACCTCGGTGACCCGCCGGTCCGTGCCGCCGGCGACCGACACCAGATCACCCACCGCCGGCTGGCGGCCAGCCACCGTGACGGTGGGCCGGATCCGGGCTCGCGACCAGGTCGACAACGCCTGCCCGGTCGGGCTGGTGGCCACGGACACGCGGAGGTCGACGTCGGCCCACACGTCCACCGGGGTGCCGTAGGTGTCGCCGTCGCCGGTGTTCCCGAGAGCCGGGGTGATCCGGATCGGGGTCTTCAGGAGTCGGCCAGGGATCCGCACGACGGGGCTCCTCAGATGGGGGTGACGCCGATGGGTGCCGCGTCGATCCCGTCGAGCGCGGCCGCGTACCCGGCCGTGTTGAGGATGCCCTCTCCGGCAAGAATCCGCGCGGCCCGCGTCGACAGTTCGGCGGGCTGCCCGTCAACCTCGGTCCGGAAGGTGGTGTCGGGGCGCATGGACGCGATCTCGACCGACTCCCCGGTCTCGCACCACTGCTCGACCTGGGCGCAGGTGGCGTCCCGGAGGGCGTCGAGGATGGTCTGCGGGAGCGGGGTGAGGGTGGTGTCGTAGGTGCCGGCGGTGAACCAGCGGATCGTGTCCGACGCGCGGTCGAGGATGCGGTCCGGGTCGGGCGGGAGCGGGTACTCGCCGCCGGAGAGCCAGGTCGTGAGGTCGTCGGAGGTGGCGTAGCTCATCGGGGCTTCTTCGGGACGATGGGGGGCATTTCGTCGCGGATGGCGTCGTCGACCATCTTCTTGACCTCGGGGGAGGCGGGGCGGGGGCCCTTGGTGAAGGTGACCTCCACGATCGGCTCCTCGGGCTTGCTCTTGCCGCCCGTCTTGCTGCGGGCCGGTCGTCTCGAGGTGGTCTTCTTCGCGGCCTTCCGCCGGGCCTTGGCCGGGGCCGGTGTGTCGTCGTTGCGGAGTTCGGCCTCTGCGACGTCGTCGGGCACCGGCTCCCAGCCGCGTTGCAACGCGACGTGGGCCAGCCCACCCACTGCGTGGATGAGCTGGCCGCTACGCCGTCGGAACCAAGCCATCAGCTCGGACCCTACTTCTTCTCGCCGGAGTCGCCGGAGTCGCCGGACACGACCGGCTCGGGGGCCGGCGGCTCGATGTAGCCGGGCGCCTTCTTCGCCGCCGCTGCTGACGGCGGACCGGAGAGCCGCTTGTACGCCGGCTCCGACTGCTCCTCACCGTCATCGTCGACGTAGGTGCGCTGCTCGCGGCGGAGCCGACGCTCGGTGTCGGTGTTCTTCTCGACCTCGTGGAACGAGCCCTCGGCGAGGTTCTCGTACCAGACGGTCTCGACCTTCTTGGCCTCTGCCATGATCCTTCAACCTTTCGTGTGGTGCGTGGGGATGCGGGGTGGTTGGAGTCCCGGAGGCGGCCGGGCTGCCCACGCGCACGCGCCGACCGCCCCCGGGAGACTGGTGGGGCTACGTCCGGTTGGCCGTCAGGACCGAGATCGCCTCCGGGCGGATCAGCTTCCCGCCGTACACCGAGAGGCCCTTGACCGCGTCCGCGAACCGCTTCTCCGGCCGGTACGCCTCGGTGTTGATGATCTGCGCCGCGAACGACCGCGCCATCCGGTGGGTGGCCTGGATCTTGTACTTCGCGCCGGCCGTGTTGGGCACGTTGTTGGACTTCCGGACCGTGAACCCGGACGCCTCACCGACGACACCCTTCGCCAGGGTCGACGCGGCGGAGTCGGTGCCGGACTTCACGAACCGGTCGTCCTTGCGGAGCAGGCCCTCGAACCACGACGGCACCGTCACGACCCGCCCCTCGGAGGGGATGTTCTGCTCGTCGAGGAGTACACCCATGTCGACGAGGTACTCGTACGCCGCCGAGGGGGTGGTGATCGACACCGGGGTGGTGTCGTTCCCGATCAGGTTCGCCGCCGCGGCGCCGGTGTAGAACCCGGCGAGGAACCGGTCCTTGACGTCGGCGAGCGCGTAGGCGGCTTCCTTCATGGCCTCCGACATCACCTTCGGGTTCTGCTGGGCCTTGTCGATGTCGTCGACCTGGAAGTTGAAGCCCTTCTGCTGGTCGATGATCAGGGTCTTCTGGGAGTCGGTGAGGACCTCGGGGGCCGGCATGTCGGTGTTCTTGGTGTAGTCGAACACGGTGATGCGGCCGATGGAGTTGATCCGGACGGTGTCGCCGGCGTTCTTGATCTCGCCCTCGTAGTCGGTGTTCGTCACGTCGGAGGAGGCGTAGACGAGTTCCTTGTTGAGGTTGGAGAGCAGGTTCGCGGACCAGATCTCGGGGATGAAGTTTTCGAGCGTCATGAGGGCGGCCTTCCGCGGGGGTGGTTGCTGACTGGTGGTTCCGTTTTGCGCCTGTCGGCGTCCGCCTGGGTCGGGCGGGGTGGTTCCCCGTGGTGCCCCCACCTTTGGCCCGGTGGGTGGGGCTGGTGGCGCGACCGGGATTCGAACCCGGGGCCTCCGGCTTATGAGGCCGGCGAGCTACCGAACTGCTCCATCGCGCTCTGCGGTCTGATCGTGGAGCAGGCGGTGTCAGTCACCCGGGACGGCAGTAGGTATCGCACCCGACACAGATCAGCCCGACCCCGGACGGCGGCCGGATCCGGGCGCGGTGGCACCACCGGCAGAACACCGCCTCGGGGTCGCCGGGCGGGGTCTCGACGTCGAGGTCAGGCCTGCCCATCGGCCGCCCGCGCTCGCTTCTCCGCGGCCTTCTCTGCCTGGCGGGCGGCGGACCCTGCGTGCCGTCCGGTCGGGCGGCCCGTGAGGTCGTACTGCGGGCTGTCGGTGGTGCCGGTCGGCCCGTACACCCGAGACGATGCGGGCCGACCGGTGTCCGGGGTGAAGATCCGTGGTCCAGCGGCACGAGCGGCGGCAGCGAGGTAAGGCATCAGGCCGTGTACCTGCGTCGTCCGAGTCGTGTGAGGTGGTGGGTGTGGACCGACGCGTCCCCGCAGCGGCCGCCGCATCGGCGGGTGGAGAGCCAGATCAGGAGCCGGGTCATCCGACGATCCGGCCTTCGGCCATGGCGGCGTTGAGTTCGTCGACCCTGCGGGCACGCTCCTCCGGAGACATGTCCTTGATCTGCTGCCGCGTGAACGTCTGCTTCTTCTCCCCAGCGCCAGGGTTCAGCTCGGTGCCCGAGCTGCCCGGGTTGGCCTTCCACTCCGGGAAGTCGGCCAGGACCTTCTCCACCGCGGCCTTGACCTTGGCCTCGTCCACGGTCCCGTCCTCGGAGAGGGCGTCGTCGAGGTCGGCCTGCGCGATGACGGCGGCGAGCCGGTCGGGGCGTGCCTTCGCGGTGAGCGCGGCCACCTTCGCCTCGGCCTTCGCGAGCCCGAGGGCGGAGGTCTTCCCGACGTTGTCGACCTGCTCCTTGTACCGGTCGCGTTCGGCGGTGAGCTTCTCCAGCTCGGTCTTGCCGGCGTTCTCGGTGAGGTCCTTGATCTGCTGCTCGTACTTGGCCTTCTCCTCGCCGAGGCGCTTCTTGAGGAACGCGTCGAGGTCGGCCTGGGTGAACGTCTTCCCAGCCTCGCCGCCGGAAGGGGTTTGCTCGCCGGTCTGTCCTGCGGTTTCGCTGCCGTCCCCGCTCGGCTGGGTGCCGGTCTGCTCGCCGGTCTCCGACCCGGTGTCGGTGCCGGTGGCTTCCATGCGGAGGCCGCCCCACTTGGCGCGGTGATACGCCATCAGGTCGGGCAGCGTGGCCAAGGTCAGATGCGTGGGCTTACTCAGAGGCGTGGTCATGCCCGACAGGCTGCGACACCCGGTGTCAACCCGGGCCCCGAGCTGACGGTCTCAGGACTGGAACGCGCCACAATCCGGCGGCACCGACGACAGGCGGCCCACGAAATCCCGCTCCTGCACATCCGGCGCCGTACCCGAGCCCGCCTGGCGTGCCGAGGACCCCGGGAGCGTGGAGAAGTCCCCATCCGCCGGGGCGAGGAACAGCGGGTCGCCGGTCGTGCCGTGGCCCATCTGGGTGGGGTGCGCGGCCTGGAACGCCGCGAGGGACGGGTAGAGGGTGGTGCCCCACACGATCTCCGCGTTCGACCTGCCGGAGATCGGGGGCTGCTGGTCGGCCGGGACGGTCAGCCGGGTGGTGTTGTAGTCGAACTGTGCGTCCGAGACTACCGACGGGTCGAGGCGATAGTTCCCGCTGGTGCGGGGACTCGAGACGCCGTTGTCGACCGCGAGGTTGTTGAACATCCGGATCCCGGTGGACCCGCCTTCGCTGTTCAGGCCGGCGGCGACGTTCCCGACGACGGTGTTCCCGATCATGTGGCAGCCGGTGGCGTTGAAGTTGTCGATCCCGTGGTCGCCGTTGGCGTAGCAGAGGTTCCTCCGGACGATGCAGTCGTTGGAGCCGTTGTAGATGCTGATGCCGGAGTCGTCGTTCTTGAAGCAGGCGTTGAACTGGATCAGGTTCCGCGCCGAGCCGGGGGAGCCGACGCCGAACCGGTCGCACTGGATCCCGTTCGCGGTCCTGGAGCCGTTGGAGTTGTTGTAGGACCGGTTGAACTCGACCGTGTTGTCGTTCGACGCGTTGAGCAGCGCGATGCCGTGCAGGGCGTTGTGGTGGCAGTCGTTCCCCCGGACCCGCACACTGTTGGCGCCGAACAGGTAGATCCCGTGGGAGCCGTTCGCATAGACCTCGTTGCCCTCCACCAGGCACTCACCCATCAGCACCCCGGACACGATCGGCAGCACCGTCACCGCATCCGGCGCCAGGGAGCCGTCGTCGACCCAGGTCGGGAACCCGGACCCGAAGCTGTTCGCGATGTTGGTGATCTTCGTGGCGCCGGTCTGGGTGCGGCCGTAGATGTTGAAGCTGGACGCGGCGGGGACCTTGGACCACTGGAGTTGCACCAGGTGCGCGGCGGGGATGGTGACGCCGAGCACGAAGGACGGCAGCGTCTCCTGTCCGCCGATGATCGCCGAGACGGCGTAGTACTGCGTCCCCGCCGGCAGGGACCCGCCGGCGCCGGCGTCGGTGGGGGTGAACAGCTGCGGCGACTGGGGTTGCATCCGGATCCCGCCCGAGATACAGCCTGTCACCCGGTTGTACCGGATCTTGTGCCCGCCGCCGCCCTGGACCGCGATCCCGTACCCGCTCGCGGAGCCTTGGACCTTGAACCCTTCGATGGTCACGTTGTTCAGGGCGGGGAGGGTGAACCCGTTCCCGAGGCCGGTGACGTCGATGACCACGCCGGGCTCGGCGGTCCAGGTGACGCCGTCGGTCTTCAACGTCGTGGACTCGGGATAGGTGCCGGCCTTGACGATGACGGTGTCGCCGGTCGCCGCAACGTTGTTGGCGCGGCCGATGGTCTTGAACGGCGCGGCGGGGCTGGTGCCGGTGTTGGAGTCCGACGCGAGAAGCGAACCGGTGTCGACGTACCAGGTGGTCACGACACGCCGGCCCAGAACGGCTTCGTCGAGGCCGACATCTGCGACCCCGGCGTGAACGACGCAGGCATCGAGGTCTGCGACCCGGTCGTGTGCGTCCCGAACCGGTACGGCGCGGCGGCGAGCGCACCGTTACCGGCGCCGTTGTTCGCCGGCGAGGCCTGCCAGATCGGCATCGTGGTGGCGGACCCGACGAGCAGCGCAACGTAGTAGGTGCCCGCCGCGGCGGCGTACGGGGTGGTGAACGCGAACGTCTTCAACCCTGCGGCGGCGCCGTTGAGGGAGCTCGACAGGTCGGCGGTGACGGCGACCCGGTTTCCGGAGCTGTCGTACAGCGCGGCGTACACGTTCGCGGCGCCCGCGGTGGTGCTGTTGTTGAGCCACACGAGCACGTTGGAGAGGGTCTGCGCGGTGGTGAGCTTGACCCGGATGAAGTGGATCGACCCCGCGGTCGGCGGGTTCGACGACGCGGTGCCCATCAGGGCGGGGTCGTAGGCCCACGCCTTCATGCCCAGGTCGGCGGGCTCGACGCCGGGGTTGGAGTAGGTCGCCGCGCCGCCGACGCCGTTGGTCCACGCGGCGCCGTTGTCGTACGACACCACCCCGGTGTCGGTCGCGAAGTACAACCGCCCCGCCACAGCCGCGGCTGGGCGGGATGCGGCCGGGCCGGCGAGGACCTTCGCGGACCCGATCGCGGTCTCCCTGCTCGTGACCGTGGCCGGGACGAGCATGCTGCCGGTCAACGTCGAATCGGCGAAGTTGGAGTTGAACGCCGACGGCAACGCCGCCGCCTCCAGCTGGAACCCGTCGACGAAGTGGTACTCGCCCTCCGGCACCCCGGCGACGACGACCTCGAGCTGCGCGGACGCGGCGTTGTCGGGGGACACGACGTTCTTCACCGACACCTGCCCCCAGGTGCCCTGGATGGACTCGGTCAACGCGAGGCTGGTGTCGGTCCGCAACACCGCCGAGGCGGCGTCGAGCCAGATCACGTTCAACACCACGGTGCGGGGTGTGGTGCCGCCGAGGCTGCCGAGCCGCACCCACGCGGACGCGGAGTGGCGCACGCCGGGCTTCACCACCCCGGCCGGGGACTTGGCCGAGACGTTCCCGGTCCCGGCGCCGGTGTTGCGGGTGATCTTCCCGCAGTTCACCCCGTACAGGCCGACGTTGGTGTCGAGCGTGAGCGTGCCCCCGGCGCCGGCAGAGAATCCGGTGAGGCCGTCCCCGAACGAGGGGTTGGGGGTGAAGTTCCCGCCGCCTCCGCCGACCGCTGCGGCGGGGCGGGTGAGCTCCACCCAGGTGCCCCAGTCCGCATCCCACCGCAACCGGACCGTGACGAACGAGTTTGCGGCGAGGACGGGTGGGGAGCCGCCGGACCAGGTGATCGTCGCGGGCCACGAGATCGTGGGCACGGTGCCGCCGACGGCGAGCTGGATCTCCAACTCGACACCCTGGCTGGCGCCGGTGAACGCGAGGGTGTTCGCGCCGCCGGCCAGCCACGCCAGCCGGTAGTACGCGTGCGCTGTCGCGTCGAGGGTGACGGTGGTGCCGGTGGTGGGGAAGATGATCCCGGACGGGACGGTGATCTTCTTCCCGTCGATCTCCACCCCGGACCCGAGGCGG